CTATTGCCGCTAATGGTAATACCCCCCAAAGTAGTTGGAGATGAACTGGGGGCGTCGGCAATAATATCTTGAAAACCCAATGGCGCTTTGCCCGTCTGCGCGGAATACAAGCTAGAGTTAATCTGGTCGCGCAACGTCAGCATTGACTGCTGCGTCTTGGCTTCCAGTAGCTTCATGGCCGCATCCGTCTTCCGATTTTCGGTTTCCTCGATGTGGTTAATGGTAATGGGACAACTGGCATAGCGAAACGGGTAAAATGCTGCCGTTATGCCGTCTACGGCGTCTGTGTTGAGGACATCGTAGCCAGAAAAATATTCCGCTGAATTACCAGCATACAAAATGTCTTCTTGAATTTCTTTGCCCCCATTTTCCATTTCAAGGGCATTGCCAGAGCGAAAAGCCTCCAGCGTCGGATAAGAGTCAAAAAAGTTGTCTGTTAGGCGCTTCCGCTTTGCCCTCATAGTTAGGGTCCAAGCAGCGTCCCAGCTTGAAGTAGTAGTAGTAGTAGTCACAATCTTTCTCCTGTTTATTCAAATCCAAGGCCAAGCATCTTTGCTTGAACCTCACTGTCGGTCAATGTTGAACCATCTTCACCAGCATCCATAGAAGCGTTGGCCCGTACTGCGTTTTTTGCGCTTCTTCGTGTTTGCTTGTCTGTTGACCGCAGGGCATTTGCAGCTTGCGCCGTTATGCCTGCGGCTTTTTCGTATGCTTCTTTAACAGAGTAGGGATTCCCGGTGATGGGATTGTTGTGCGGTGACCCATCAGGGTTGTTAGCTAACAACTTGAGGATCTCCTGTGTCCACTTAGGATTTCGCACATCCTCGCCATAGGCTTCTACCGCCTCTGCGACAGCATCGTTGGTGCGACTCACCACCTGCTCTCGGCTTTGGTTGATAATAGGGCCTACGGCAGCTTCGCTGCGCTCCAATCGCTGCATTAACATTTGATTCTGCTGTTCAAGCTGTGCGAAACGTTCGTCTGTCTTTTGATTCACGTAAAAGTCCATAAAGTCCATTGCTTTATTTTCTTCGTCCGTGGACTGCGCTCGCAGTTGCTCAATCGGCGTGTATTGCGACTCTTGGGGCGCGGCTACCGCCTGCACTCGGTCTGCCCACTCATTACGCATGCGCTCGACTTGCTGTGCCTGCTCTTGATGCTGGCGGCGCTGGTCAGCAAGGTCTTGCATCTTGCGTGTGTAATCGGCCTGTTGACTTTTTACTGCCCGCAGGACGGGTTGATACTGTTCCGGCACCGTATCTGGGTTACCGCGAGTCCAGTCAAAGGTGTCGGGATTAAACTCCTCGGCATTGCTTGAATTAGAGTGTCCATCCACGCTTTCTGAGGTTTCTACAGGAGTATCTTCAGTAAGAAGTTGTATGTCACCAACGTCTTCTGGCAAAGAGTCCGTAGAATTTGTCTCGTCTGGAGAAATGGAGTCCGCGTCAAGTATGGCTTCGGACATGAACTTACTCCTTCATTTGGTTTTTAGCAGCAGCTACAGCCTCGCTTGGCGTAGCCCCAAAAGACCATTGCGGCCCTTCAGGTCGCTTCATGTTAGGGTTTGTTATTTCAGACGAAATGTGGCATTTTGATCCACCAACGGCATCTGAAGATTCTGTGACATTGTATTTTCGCAAAAGTTGTTGTTTGTGACTATACGACTCTACTACGCATCCAAATCCAGCATGATATTTACCATACATGCTGGAATGGTTATGGTGTAAAGCATTGCTTTTATTAAAAACCATCTTTGCGGTGCCATCACATTTTGAACAAGGGATTGCACGTTGAATTTTAGCGTGCGAAACAAAACTAACATCTTCTTCCCGATGTCCGCAGTTTTGACACTCAAAGTCGTGAAATACCATTAGTTTTGTCCCGGCGCTCGTTGTAATTGTTGTGACATTTCTTGTGCATTACCTCGCACCATAGAAATAATATCGCCTTCTTGACCGCCGCGCTCACGCACTTCCTCTGGCGAGGTTGCCCCGCCGCCGCCCTGCGCCTGCCCCTGCGCTTTTTGTTGCAATATCTGCATGTGCTGCTGGACATGCTGCTGCGCTACGGCCATGACCTGCTGCTGTTGCGGCGGCAGTAACTGCTGGAACTCTGGCAGCGTTTGTATGTTCTGATGAATTTGCAGATGCACCTGATGGTCTTCTTCGGGCGTAACATTGGGGTTGCTGCCTTGCATCAGGTAAGCCACGTTCTCTATGCTGGCAAGTTTGGCAGCATCGGCCTTGTTAGCCTGCCCCAAATACTTGTCGGGATCACTGACCTTAAAGGCTTTAAGTAGCCCCTTAATGGCCTCCATGCGGTTAATCTCAGGAAGCTGGATCGTGTAGTTAAACAGGGCCAGCGCGTCTTCTCGTTCTAATTGCTCTGTTATAGGCGAAGTGCTACCCGCAACAACATCTACTTTAAATCTTACGCGCAACATATCCGCAGTAACCGCTTCGTAAACTGGGTCCATCTCATTTTGTGCTACATTTACCAAAAATTCTTCAGGCGTATACCGTTGGTCTGCCATCATACGCAATGTGTTGTGAACAGTAGTTTTATAACAATCGGCAACTCGCATCATCATCCACTCGCGGTTTAGTTGCCCAAAGCTGGCTTCCAACGACGCCTGTGTTGCCGTCAACTTACGCCCGCCACCCATTGCCATTTGACTAACATTTAAGGACTGCTCTTCATAAGAGCGTGCATCCGACTCTAAACCCAATTGATCTGGTGGTGGATTGCCAAAATCAAGTGACCTAAATGAAGATTGCGGATCTTCAACCCAAATAATGTCACCGTCACGACCTTGCTCAAGTGTTTCGCCTATATCAGCATTGGCGTCACGCTCTCGTCTTGCGCCTAACACTGTGCGGGAAAAACGCTTAAGCAAGTCTGCTCGCCTCGACACAGATTCTACAATTAATTTTTGCGTGTCTTCGGCGTAAGCCATTGGCGGTTGTCCGTAAAAAGAGTCGGACGTTTGATCAAACTGCAAGGCATAGTAAGGAAACCCCCCTGCTGTCAGGTAACCGCCCTCTGGCTCAAATTCCCCCGTCATCATTTCAGCGCCCGTAAATGGATCAGGCATAGTTATGGGACGCATGGCTAACATTGGATGGTCTATTTCTTCTATTGGCTCGCGCACGGATTCTGCAAAAGTAATGCGCTTGCGGTGCATACGATCATGTATTTCGTATAACACCGCCATCTTGCCCTGCTCTTTGGCCTCTGTCACCGCCGACGCTTCTTCGTTTGTTTCTGCGCCCTCAACGTCATACAAAATAGTGTCGGCTTTGCTTTCGTCGTTAATAGGCTGTATTTGACGACGATTGTTAAACCGCTCGTCATTTTGCACGTATTCTAACGGCACAATCATTTTTTCTATGATATAGCGAGCGTGCGAAAGTTTGTGAGGCGGCGTTAAGGGGTCTATAAATATATTAAACGGGTTTACTCTGTGAACATAAGGAAAGTCATTGTTCATAGAGTCATTAATCGTATAAGGCGCTACGATGTCGTCGTCGCCGGGCGGGTTGTATCCATATTTAAGCCAGCCCACATCACAAAACAGTGCGTCAAAAATAACCTGCTGCACCTCGGTCTTGGTGTCCATTTGCTCCAAGGCAGCGTTAGCTACACGCTCCAAAATGTCGGCGGCAAACTCTTTGCCCGGCTCTTCTACATGAAAAAAAACATGCGGATAGTTGTAGCTAATAGACGCAATAATTTGCCGTGACAAAGGATAAAACCGCGACACTCGCACTGTTTTATCAGAAGGCAAACCCTCAACATCAAAGTCTAATTCATACGTTTTAAGAAGTCGTCGCCATATTTTGTGCCTCGACCTCATCCATAACTTTGTGTTTTCTATGGCTTTATGCCAAAAATCAACTTCAGATTTTTTCATTTGTTATTGCGTATTCGCATACACTTTTTAGGTCTGATGCGTGAATCCTAACATACGCTCCCGGCTCAGAAAAAGTAGCTAGTGCGCGATTCGCCCTTTTTAACGAATCGCGCACTAATTTATCGGGAGAGCGGCGTCGGCGTTCCGTTAAAACCCTTGGACCCACCATTGCTATTGCCCTTTTTGTTGGCAACTGACTTGCCCGTACGCTTTGCTTCTTTTTTTGCAGCCGCCATGCCTTTTGGCGTATAAGAATACTCTTTACCACCCACGTTAGGTGCCATTTGTTATTTCCTTTTTTTTGCGGTTTTTGCCGATTGCTTGAATGCTTTTGCAGTAGGTGCGCCCTTAGTGCCGGGCTTTCTCATTTTTTCACCTGACCCACCTGCTATGCGTTTGCGTTTTGCGTGTATGTTTGCGTACAGCCCGCGCTTTTTAGCCATAAAATCTCCTTTTTACCATTTTACTTTGTGGCTCCAGTATCGCGCACTAAGTTTTGAAGGATTGGGGTCTTGTGCTGAGTGTCGTGCATAATATGATTTTCTTCGCGCTTTGTCTTTGGCAGACGTTGGATTTTTGCCTGCTCCACGAACGCCCTGCTGCCCAAATCGTATAAGTTTTACCTTGTCTCCCAACTTTGCTAAAACCGCATGGCTTTTTTTAGGATGATTGGCAGTCCTTTTAGGTTTGTTATAACCAGAAAATGTTTCGCCTCGGTATGTTATGCTCATACGGTATTGTATCGACCTTTTTTGCGCGGCCCCTTTGACAATGAGTCTATAGCCTGTTGCGCCGTGCCTTCGTAGGGCATCTCAGGCGCTACTTGGTATGGCTTGTAACAGTGCATCATAGCGTAGCGCCACTCATCGGCGGCGTGGTCTTCGGCAAAAGTATCAAGGTCTTCAGGGTTACGCGCTGCCCGTGGCAACGTAGGGACGGTGCGGCAAAGCGCATCATTCCAACCCGCAAAACAATAAAACCGCTCATTTATAAGCGCGTCATTGCAGACTCGCCAACCATTAATACGATCATTGTTAGCTTTTGTCAACCATAAGCCATGTTCAGCAAAAACATCGGCGGGAGAACGATTCATAGCTTCCGACAAGCGTCGTTTAACAAAAATGCTGGGGTCGGCATAGATAGCTTGCGGATGCCTGCCTGCCGTAAAGGGACACCCTTCGATAATTTTTGTTATGCCTTCGGCGTGCTGCGAGGCCGATGCATTGCCTTGATAGTATTCCGTTATGCGATATACGTTGTCGTCATGGTCTACGGTGTATAAACCAAAAGAACTTGGACTGGATTCGCCGTAATCCATAGCGCCGAAGAGGGGCCAGTGATCAGGTATGTTAAACGATGGCACAACCACTTTACTAGCATGCCAGTTGTTAAAAAACGCACCTACCATAGCATCCCAATCGCCCGCCAACCACGCCTGCACTAACTGTTCATCGCCTACCGCCTTGAGTCGATGGATGTAATTGGGGTCATTTTGTAACAAGATGCGGTTGTCTGTAACAAGACTGCGAATATACATTCGCGTCATCCTGTCTTCGCCTGTTGTCAGATGTCCTTCATCAACGGCGTCAACAAAATATCGTTTTACTTCGTTGTGGCCGGGGCCACCGGGGTTGCCTGTAACACGTATGCGTTTGACGGGAACATTGTGTGCAGACCGCAAACAAGCCTTAAGTCTATGGTAAGCCTTTAGGTTAGGCCAAGAACCTATTTCGTCCCACCCCACCCAAGTGTACTGGTGGCCTTGGTAGTGATCGGCGTCCAGTTCCGTTTCTATGTGGCGTAGTTTAAGGGTCGCGCCACCGGGAAAGTGCCACGTATGAGAGCCAACCTTGTATTCCGCGTCGGGGAACATATCGAAATATATAGCGCGGCTGCGGTCTACGATCTCGTCCAGTTCGGGGTAGGTGCGGCGAAACAACACCCCCCGCCAATGCTCCCCGTATTGTTGCACATCTGCTGCAAAATCGCCTAACAGAAAATCCGTTTTCCCCCCACCGCGAGCGCCACCAAAAAAAATTTCGTCAACAAAAGAGGCGCGGATGGCTTTTTCTTGGGGTCCAGGCTGCGGTTGCCAAGGCATTAGGCGTCACTTACGTCGTAGTCGGCTTCCGGCAACTGCTCTACTACTGCCTGCATCTGCTCGTTTTGCTTGAGCCACTCCTCATACGAGTCAGCGCGGGGCGGGACGTTAGGCCCCTTCATTTCCACGGTATGCTCGACCTGAATCTTGTCATCGCCTACTTCCTGCCGTATCTGCTCCAAGACCTTCAAGCGCAGGCTTACCCTTGGCACGGGGATATGCTCAAACATCTCCGACAAGACCTTGACCCGCTCCTTGCGGTCTGCCAGCCGTATTTCCGAAAAGTCCTGCTGGTAGATACGCAACTGCTTCTGATACTCCCGCTGGAAGTCCTCATCATTCTTCCATTGCTGTATTGCCGTGCGGGACACCCCCACCTGCTCTGCAATCTGTGCCGTTTGCCGTTGACGAGAGTAGCGATCCAAAATCATCATGTGGATTGCCTCTTTATGCCGATCCTTAATTTGCATCAATAGCTCCATACCGCAGGTCGCGGCCCATGATATTCTGTTTTTGTTAGGTCGTCTAAATGCAAAAAACGTCCCCCCTCGCCCGCCTGACTCACTCCAATGCCCGTAAATTTCAATAACAAAGCCTCGCGCAGCAACACAAACGCCGTTTCGCCGCGACACAATATGTCAACCGCACGCCCCATTGTATGAGCGCCGGGGTTGTCTTTGCCTGCTTCAACTGGATGAGCAAGAGAGCGATACGCCGACGTAACAACAATTGGCCCGACAGCATCCCGCAAATCCTGTAACCGATCCA